GTTAATAATCCTAATGCAAAAACAATATCTGTTGCAACTGCTGAAAAATATGGTTATAGAATTAGAAACGCAAAAGAAGTAGCAATGATGCCAAATGATATGCCTTTGAAAGGTTTTCATCCAAATAATAAAAATTTACCTAAAGACGTTTAAAAATGGCACAAGGATTATTCATAAGCACAAATGACATAGTTAAATTTACTAATTTGAATGGTAATTTAGACCCTGATATATATACTCAATATATTTATCAAGCACAACAATTACACATACAAAACTATTTAGGAACTAAACTATATGACAAAATAAACGATGGAATTGTAGCAGGTAATTTAGCAAGTCCATATACAACGCTTTTAAGCAAATATATTAAACCAATGGTAATACATTGGGCAATGGTAGAGTTTTTACCTTACGCAGCTTATAAAGTATCAAATAAAGGAGTATTCAAACATAATTCTGAAAACAGTTCTACAGTTGAAAAGTCTGAAATAGATTTCTTGATTGAAAAAGAAAGAGATGTTGCACAATCTTATACAAATAGGTTTATAGATTATATGAGTTTTAATCAAAATTTATTTCCTGAATATACTGCTAATTCAAATGCTGATGTATTTCCAGACCACAATGCAAATTTTACAGGATGGGTACTATAAAAGAAACATACAAGCCAAAAGAAACTAACGTAAAAAAGTTAGAGGTATTTTTAAATAAACTAAATAAAGACAAATAATGGCTTTAGATTTCACACATATAAAAGGAGATACATTTGAAGCAGTAAACTTTCAAATGCTTGTTAATTCAGTTGCTTTAAATTTAACAGGTTGTACGTTAAGGATGCAATTAAGAAAAGAATATGGAGGAGTAATATTTCTTTCATTAACTTCAGTTGCAAGTGCAGGAATAACAATTACAAATGCTGCTACAGGTTCATTTAGAATTAATAAACAAATTATAAATTTAGATGCTTATAATTATATTTATGACATTGAATTAATAAAAGCAGACGGAACAATTAAGACTTATATAAGTGGGAATTTTTATGTAACTAATGATGTAACTCGATAATGGCAAACGATATAATAGACATAAATGTTTTTGAAACAGTTGAAACAGTTGCAATAACTGTAAATCCTAATTTAACTACTGTTAATATTAATAAAGTAACTTCATCAGGTGGAGGTGGTGTTACAAATTTAAGCACAACACAAACTGCAAGTAATTTTACAATTAATTCAGATACTGGTGATGATGCACTTGTGCCTTTAGGAAATGGTACTTTAGCAGGTGCTACTTTAAATGATTATACAACTGCTGAAAAAAATAAACTTGCGGCAATAACAGGCACAAATACAGGAGACCAAGAAATTTATTGGACAAAAACAGGTGATGATATAAAGAATAATAATACAGGAAATGTTGAAATATTAGGAGCAAAAACTGCAATATCTAATTTAGCTCAAGGAATTATTATATCTAATGTATTAACTTCTTCAGCAAACAATGATTTCTTGGCTGGATTAGATGTTAAAACTACTTTTAACACGGGAAATTTTACTGGTTCGCAAAAAGTGTTATTTAGGGCTAAAGCAGATAATATAACAAGAACTGCGTTAAGAGATACTGGCATTCAAGCTTGGATTTTAAATAATGGTACATTAGAAGTTGGTTCTATTACGTATGCTACACCTTCTGGCGTAGCTGGAATAATATTTCTTAATGCTGCAACGACAGGAAGGTCTGATATTAGACATATATCAACTGGGGGAATTACAATTGGTTCAGTAACTACGGGTTCAATGCCATCAAACCAATTTTATTTTTATCCAACAGGGAATCTTGCAATAAACCAATCAACTGATGCAGGATATAGGTTAGATGTAAATGGAACAACAAGATTAAATGGTAGTGTAACTGCGACTGCATTAGTTAAATATAATTCAGACTTATCAGCAAGTTATGATAACAGAACATTAGTAGATAAAGGATATGTAAATAACACATTTGTACCATATACAGGTGCTACAACTGATGTTAATTTAGGATTGAATGATATAACTGCTGAAAAATTAATAAAATCAGGTGGTTTTGATTATCAGTTCTTAAAGGCTGATGGTTCAGTTGATAATAATATATACTTAACTTCTGCTGATTTACCTTCTACATTAGATTTGTATGCTACAACAACTGCTTCAGATATAAGTGGATATACTGTACTTGTTAGAAACATTGCAGATACAAGATATAATACAACAGCAGTAGATGTGTCAACAGGAGTTATAACATCAGTTGGACAATTAGTAGGTTCATTAGTTACAGATGCCAATATTATATCAGGGAATCCAGGTGTTTTTGATTTTAAAACTATTGGAAATATAAGTAGAACAAATGGAACAGGTCAAGCAGAGTTCTTCTTTAGAATTTATAAAAGAAATTTAGCAGGAACAGAAACATTAATAGCACAATCAGATTATACATTACCTGTAACAAATGGTGGTTATGTTGAATTTTCTGCAACTGCACTTTGGAATGATGGTATATTTTTAGAAACTGACAGAGTTGTTTTAAAGTACTATGCAAATAGACTTACATCTCCTGTTGGTTCAGACCCTACATATCAATTCCAATTTGGAGGGACAAGTCCTGTTAGAAGTTCAGCAGCTATTCCTACATCTGTAATGCCAAATATATATTTAAGAGATTTAGCTGATGTTGAAAATGTAGATGCTTTAAATAATGAGATATTATATTGGAATGACCCTGCATCATTATGGGAACATTCACTTGCTGAAAATTTAGTTCCTTTAGCAACTGCGGCTCAAAAAGGATTAGTTTCTACAACTACTCAAACATTTGCAGGTGATAAAACATTTACAGGGGCGACAAGTATCACTACAAATAGTCTTGATTTAGGGATTCTAGTTAATAGTGATGATGTTGGAATTGAGGTTGGTGCTTCAGGTATTGGAATTGAAGTGTACAGCGTCTTTTCCTCAGCAGGAGTGTTTAATCTAGCATCAACAAACACTTCAAATATTGTAGAGTTTAAAAAAGATTACGTAGTTAAAGCATTAGTTTCAAATGACGGAATTATTACAGGAACAGGATTAAATGCATCGGAACAAACTATAAATACTATTGCTTCATTTGATGGTAGTAAAAACGTAGTTAGTTTACCTACTGCAACTTATCCAAGCCTTACTGAATTAGCATTAGTCAAGGGAGTTTCAGGAAGTTCTATTCAAACACAATTAGATAACAAGATTGCTAAAAATGTGGCTACAACATATACTACCAATACAATTACAACTGTAACAGCTGCTGAATATGCTGCTATTGGAACAAAAGATGCTAACACACTTTACTTTATAGTTTAATGGGAAATATAGCTTTAGGATTAAATACTTTGTCAAATGTAAGATTTGCGAATAATCAAATTAGTTCAGTTTATCTTGGAGACAATTTAGTATGGAGTAGTTCTAATTATATTTTAGATTTATATCCTACATCTGTTCATCACGCTTATTCATTAAGAAGATTAAGATTTGCTTATGGAGGATTTTGTTTAAGAGTTAGAAGAACTGCAATAACTTCAACTGAAGTAAATGTAAGTTTTGATTCTAATAATACAATTAGTTTAAACAGTCCAATAACTTATGCTTCTGGAACTGCTACAACTGCAACTACTTTAGGTCAGTTTGCTGCAATAGCAGGATATGGGGCAGCGGATGTTGGAGTAACTGCTAATCAAAATATATTTGTAGTAACTTGGTTTGACCAAAGTGGCAATGGTAAAAATCCAACAAATAGTACTGCAGGACAACAACCAAGATTAGTAAATGCTGGAAATTTAGAATTATCAGGTGGAAAAGTTGCAGTAAGATTTACAAGAACATCAAGCCAAAACTTATCTATAACTGATACTACTGCAAATATTAATAATATGTCAAGTTATTGGGTTGGGGCATTTGTCGCATCAACAACAAATCAAATTGGTTATTCGTTAGCAACTGTTAACAGATTTTATTTTCCTTATTATAATGGAACAAATACTGTTCTTGGATATAATACTGCTTCAAATGCAATATTATTAGATTCAGGAATTTCAACAAATAGAAAATTATATGAATTAATAGCACCATCTCCTTCAAATTCATCACTCGTTCAAGCTTGGACAAATGGAGTAGCTAAAACAACTTTTGCAATAGCATCTTTTGCGACTGCAAATATACAATTAGGAACTGCTGGAACACTTTATTTTGATGGATATATTCAAGAAGTAATAGGTTACCAATCAAACGCAAATAGATTAGAAAAAGAAGCAAATATTAACAGTTATTGGTCAATATATTAATTATGTATATATACAACACATTAGAAGAAGCACAATCTGCTTTAGAAATAGTAAACACTTATTTTGGATTACCTTGTGGTGAAACATTAAATTGGACAGATATTCAAGAAGGTGATGGATTTTGGTATTTATCTGCTGACAGATTAGAAGAAGTATTAGGAAATGAATAATTTAGATAAAATATTAAATAAGATTATATCACGCAAATTAATGGTGTTTGTTATAGCTTGTTGTGGATTATTTGCTGGAGATTTAACTTCTCAAGATTGGGTAATAATAGCAACTGCTTATGTAAGCATTCAAGGATTTACGGATATAGTTGCAAAATTAAAGAGTTAGAATGGAATCAATGAAATTATATATGCTTAATTCGTTAGCATTGGTTATTACGTTTACTAACGTAGAGAATATATTAAAATTAACTCTTTTAGTGTTATCAATTATATATACAGGTGTAAAAATTTATGAATCATTAAATAAACCAAAAGATGAAACTGGACAATAAAGGCTATCTGTTGATATGCGAGTTTGAAGGATTTAGTGCTAAACCTTATTTATGTCCTGCTAAATTAGCTACTATTGGTTATGGTAATACATTTTATAAAGATGGTAAAAAAGTTACTATGGTGGATAAATCAATAACTAAAGCTGAAGCATTTGATATGTTTAAAGACATTGCTGATAATTTTGCTAAAAAAGTTTCTAAATGCGTTACACAACCATTAACACAAAATCAATTTAATTCTTTAGTTTCATTTGCTTATAATGTTGGAGTAGCAAATTTTATGAGAAGCACATTATTAAAGAAAGTAAATAATAATAGATTAGACCATACTATAAAAGATGAATTTTTAAAATGGGATAAGGTAGGAACTAAAAAATTAGCAGGTTTAACTAAAAGACGACAAATTGAAGCAGACAATTATTTCACGATATAAAGGGGTTATTACATTTTGGTTATCAGTTGCATTAGCTTCTACTATAGTTACATTGTTATCATCTTGTGGTACACGTAAAGTAGTGATAGATGAGGTTAAGAAGGATAGCTTGTCACAAATATCTACTAAAATTGTTACAAATGAGGTTAGTAATATGTCAAGTAAAAACGACATTATAGTTAACGAATTTATTATAACTCCTTTGGATAGTTGTAAGGATATTGTAGTAAATGGTATAACGTACAAAAACGTTGTTTTAAGACACATAAATACAAAAGATAATAGTTTACATAAAGAAGATATAAAAGTGTCTAAAATTGAAGATAAACAACAAACTACAAAAGTTGAGGTAAAAGAAAAGAAAAAGGAAATAGATAAAAAAGCTAATTATTTTTTATATTTTATTCCAACATTAATTATAATTATAATTTATTTAGTATGGCGAAACAGACGGTGGTTTCTACTCGTATAGAAACTAATATTTCAAGACCAGGAGTACATTCAAAAACAAAATCTTCTAAATTAAAATCTTCTAAAAATTATCAAAAGAAATACAAAGGTCAAGGAAGATAACAAAAGAACATAACAATTCGCAACACACTTTGTTTTTGTTCTGTTTATTTTAATTTATTTTTAGATATTTATTTTATCTTTTTTTTAAAACTTATTTTGTTTTTAAGAACATTACAAATTTACAAGTTTTTTTTGACATTATTGCAATAATTTAAATTTAGTTATTTACAAATATTGTTAATTGATATTATATATATTTGACAAATGAAAAAGCCAACAAGAAAAAGTTTAGTAATAAAATTAGATACAGTCTTTTCACAATACATTAGAAGAAAAGATGCTATTGATGAAATTGCTACTTGTGTTACTTGTGGTAAAAAAGACCATTATAAAAAATTGCAATGTGGTCACTTTATGTCCAGAAGGCATTATTCAACTCGATGGGATGAAAATAATGTAGGTGTACAATGTTATGGTTGCAACATCACAAATCAGGGAATGCAATATGCTTTTTCAAAGTATTTAACACAATTTGATAATAACTTACCTGATAATTTATTAATTAAATCAAAACAAATAGTTAAATTTGCCGATGTAGATTTAGTTGAAATGATTGAATATTATAATAATAAGGTTAATGAACTTGGATAGCATACCTTAAGAACTGCTTTTAAGTCTTTTTTTGTTTTTGTTTGTTAGAAAAGGGGATGCTTTAATTAGTGTCCCTTTTTTATTTTAAAATGTTAAAGTTTTGTTAAAATTAATAATCATTATTTTTTATGTCAAAAACAGTTATATATTTGTACTCAACAAACAGTAACAAACTAAAAAAACAGAAATTATGACTGCTGAATACACAAATAAATACGGAGTGACTACTAAAATATATGTTTACGAGATTACAAATAAGTCAGTTTATTATATTTGGGCTGATGCAAACGGACAACCAGTAAGCGATAGTAAATTTAGAATGAGTTTAACATCTTTTTCAAAATATACTTTAAAATAAAAATCCCACAGTATTCGTACAGGGTTGACAAGCTGGAAAGACAGCTATTTTTTAAACTTTAAAACACAAACAAAATGAAACAGAATTTAAAAGACATCGGATTAGCATTTATTTTATGGGGATTATTTTTTACTTTAGTATTAACTTTAACAAATTTATAAAATGAAAGACTTATTAGATTACAACAGATTTAGATTAGAGGCAATGCAAGATAGGATTTGCAAATTAGAAAATCATCTTCAAACATTAGAAACTTACTGTTTTGAATTAGCTGATGAAAATTGTCCAAGAGAATACAAGACAATAATTAAAAAAGAACTTTATAACCTTAAAACAAAATAAAATGGAATTAACGTTAAATCAAAAATTGTCTTTAATTCAAAAAGAATTTAAAGCATCAAAATCAAAATTCAATTCATTTGGTAAATATAACTTTAGAAGTGCTGAAGATATATTAGAAGCATTAAAACCATTTAA